CAGGGGTCGCATAGTGGCCTCTGGTGCCTCGGGTAATCAGGAGAATAATTCTGGAGCCTGGGATGGCTCTGAGGCCGATGGGGTAATGGACCCCTACGAAGATCTGAGGCGGGCCACAGGGATGATCAATCCCGAGTATCCGAGATCTAGCCTGAACCTCCTGGGTAGGCCGGAATCTCTCAATTTCCTCTGGAGCAAGAACGACCTGAGAGAGACTTATGTCTCCGAGATAGCCGGTCTCTTTGGCCGGGCAGACGGATCTACTGACTTCCTCATCCCATGCGATTATGTGCCCGCCAATACGGTTTACGTAGTAGCAAAGCACATGAACGCCGGTGAGATAGTCATTGCTCAGGACTATGATGTGGATGCCGATTATCCCAGGCAGAAGGGCAAGAATAGGTACGCCGAAATCGGCGGCTGGATAGGCTTTGAGATCCATGATCCCACAGGCTTTGTCCAGGTAGCCATAAACTGAGGTCACAATGCCTAATCCTAGAGGATGGCTGAAGCGGCAATCACCGCTTAATGGTGCTCGTCTAATGGCGGGCACCGTACCGAATACTGCCATTGCCAACAATACCATAGCAAAGAACAAATTAGCTGGTGGATTCTTCAAGACCGCCCTGGCAGATGGCACCGCCGCCGCAACTGATGTCACGGTGGCCGGTATGGCTGTTGGTGATGAGCTGGTGGCAGTGCTCGCGCTGACCACCAAAGCGGCCATTTCCACAATGGCTAATCGCACATCTGAATATGCAATAGGCGCGGGAAAGCTCACCAAGGCCGATGGTACAGATGAGACCGGCAATCAGCTTCTCATCATATACCTGGATCTGACATGATTGGGGTATTGTTGCCAATGGCTGCAAGAGGAGCCGGGACCGTCAATGGCTCCTCTACGCAGTTTGGCAGAGGTGCGAAGGCCATAGGATTCTTCCTGAATGTCACCGACGCGGGAACGGATGCCGGGGATACACTGGATGTAAAGATCCAGCATAGCCCTGACGAGGGTACTACTTGGGATGATATAGTACATTTCACCCAGGTTCTCGGGAACGTTGCCAATGGCAAATATCAGGAGATGGCCTTTGTTAATCTGGAAGATACACCAGAGGACGAGCTTCGGACACCAGTAACAAACCTGGCAGCGGCCAACGTTGTGCAGGGTCCGATATTCCCATTCATCCGGGCGGTAAGTGACATTGTGGATGCTGATGGCGATGGCGGTTTTACCTTCAGCGTTACAGCACAAGTTCTGAAATGAGGAGGTGAGACTATGGCAGAATCTAATTTCTATAAGTTCAACAATTTTCTGTTGCGGATGGCTAAAGGAGAGCATCAACTCCATGCCGCCGGGCATACGGTCAAAGTCTATTTGACCAACAATGCTCCGGATGCTGCTCTGGATTCGGTGAAAGCAGATTTAGCAGGGATCACGGAAGAAAACGGCTATGCCGCTGCTGACATCCAGAACGATGTCTCCGAATCTGCAGGCGTTGTATCCGTTACAGGCGTTGATCATGAATGGACTTTCACCGGCCCGGTCGGACCTTTCCGGTATGCTGTTCTGTTTAATTCAAGCCATGCCAATGAAGCTCTGATCGGCTATTATGACTATGGTTCATCCCTTAGCTTCGGCAACGGTGAAAAGTTCAGGGTCGATTTTGGAACGAGCATATTCACAGTGAGTTAGTTGGTGAACATACCGGAACTTCAAGAATTGGTAAGCCTCATATCACCCTATGAGGCTACCGCAAATCCAACTGGATCTAAACGTGTGGTTGCAGCTGAGGAAGTTGCCTCTGAACCTAATAAGAAAACGTATCAAGTCGCTTCTAGTTGGACAATATCCGCTCCAGAGTAGGTAAACAATGGCAACTGAGATACTTCGACCGGCAGCAGCTGGATATTTAATGAGTTTATCCAAATATCCATCGGGTAACTCCGGGTTCGACTGTATCGATGAGGAAACCCTTGATAATACGGACTACGTATATTGGCCCACATCCCCACAAAGCGAAGGATGGTGTTTTTTTACCCTGCCCACACCATCTGATATTCAGCCAGGGGATACAATAAACAGCGTGACTGTGTTCAGCCGCCATAGAAGAATGGCATATTCTGGTGCAACTTACACGAAAGGCAAGCTAGGAATTTATATAGGCGAAACAAGATATGAAGGTTCATATTTCACGCCAGTTTATGATAATTACACTAAAGAGTATAGTTTAGAATTTCTCACAAACCCATTTACCGAAGCGGCTTGGACCTATGATGATCTCCTTGAACTCCAAGCTGGTGTATTATGCAAAGCCGGCAACTCGTATGAAGTCCGATGTGCTCAGGCATGGGTTGTGATAGATTATACTCCGGGAACATCCGGTAGTTACACACTAACCGCAAAATCTGGTAGCTTCACTTTAACCGGGACAAAAGCATCCCTACTCAAATCAAAATTATTAAGTGTCACTAATGGCTCTTTCAGCCTCCAGGGGCAAACGGTGAACTTCTGGCGAATCCGTGAATTGATAACTTCGCCGGGCTCTTTCGCATTGTCCGGGGGAGCTGTTAATCTACTCCAAAGCCGGGGTTTATTCGGCGCACCGGGGACTTACTCCCTGGAGAGTGCCGGCGCTGCCCTCCTCCAAAACCGGATCTTAACCGCCCTACCTGGCAGTTACTCCCTGGATGGTGCCGGTGTAACATTTCTTCAGAGCAGGATCTTATCCTGTTCACCTGGCAGCCACACGCTGGCAGGGACTCAGGCCAATCTCCTTCAAAGCAGGATATTATCCGGGGCACCCGGTGGATATATTCTAACCGGACAACCTGTATATCTGATTTACACGCCAGCAGGCGCGGCAGTTCTGGTTTGTCGCCCTGGGAGCTTTGCTATCCAGGGTCAAACTGCCAATATGCTGGCTTCCAGGGTGCTATCCTGCATCACCGGAGCCCTGGAGATTACCGGGCCCGCCGGCGGGCTCCTGGCTTCTAGGGTGCTATCCTGTGGCACCGGAGCCCTGGAGTTAGTAGGGGGTGCCGGCGGGCTTCTAGCTGCCAGGGTGCTATCTTGTAGCTCTGCATCGCTGGAGTTGGCCGGGGTAAGTGCGATTCTTGCCGCTACCAGGCTGATAACCTGCCATCCCGGAGCCCTGGGAATGACCGGGGGAATGGGTGGGCTCCTGGCTTCCAGGGTGCTATCCTGCAATCCTGGGGCCCTGGAGATGGCCGGCGTACCTGTCCAACTAATCTATACTCCGGTGGGCGTTGTCATCCTGGTTTGCAGGCCGGGATCTTTCACTCTCGGGGGTGAGCCGGCGCAACTCCTGACATCCCGCCGGCTGGAGGCCGGGCCCGGAACTTTCGATGTGACCGGGGGGACCGGCGGGCTCCTGGCATCCCGCCGGATAGGGGCCGGGGCGGAAACTTTCGGATTATCGGCTGGATCGGCCATGCTCCTGGCTTCCAGGAGATTAGGAGGGCTGCCAGGTGAGATTGCGATGGTGGGTGAGCCTGTTAAGCTCATTTTCACGCCTTGGGGCACCTACTACGTGCCAAGGCGGGCCGATTCCGGGATAATCAAGGTATGTCCGCGGGATTCGGATATTGACAGATCAAGGTCGCTGCGATCTCTTATAATAAAATCGATAGAGGGTGATGGTGAACTATGATTATATATAAAGGGTCATTGGGCGATGAGATAATTCTGGATATCGGCCAAAGCCTGATCGGGGCAACTAAAATCGAGATGCACGTAAGGACTCCGGCAGGCTCAAGCCAGGTATGGGAAGCAACCGCTCATGCAACTCCCGAGAACATCACCCACACCACCCAGGAGGGGGAGCTGGTCGATGAAGGAGTTTATGTCATCCAGGCTTACGTTGAATGGGGTGGGCTTTCCAAGCATCCTGGTAAGCCGGTCTTGGTGCATTACCTGGATGTCTCATATGCAATCTCCATTAACAATGTACGGCGGGCTATCCAGGATAAGAATCCTGATCGGCCACTGCTAAGCGATGAAGAGATTTATGATGAACTGATAGCCGCCAGTGGGGATACTTTGGCCGCTTCCCTGGCTTGTGCCGAAGCCCTGGTTGCCAGGGGGGCCCATAAGGTCACAAAGAAGATAGGAGATCGACAAATCAACTATTCTGACCTGCTGGGGCATTATCAAGCCCTGGTCGAAGTCCTGCAAGCCAAGATACAGCAACGAGATTTCAGTCATGGAACTTACCGGGGCGGTAAAGTCGAAGACAAATATCCTATCAAATTTTTATATTCAGATGCAAATTAAAAAGGTGAGGCTATGGGAGATATCGACTGGCTTGAATGCATTCCTTTTGAGGGTCCGGAATCGCAGTGGCCCACGGGCATGGCCCATCTACCACCTGGCATTAGCGTGCTGGACTTGCTGAAGGAAGGCAGCGTGAAAAGGACCAGGTCCGGTGGGATTCTCAAACTGGAGATAGACGAAGAGGTCTATGAAGCCCTGGTAGAGACCTATGGTCCAAAGCAGATTCTGATTGCCACCGCCGGTGGTGGCCGGATCACTCGGGAGGAGTGGTATAGACAGTTCAACAAATCGGATGGCCTGAGACTGGCAATCATCCGAGAACTGAACAAGGGTGAGGAGGAACCCAAATCCTTCGAGATCAGAAAATGAAAAATTTAGGAGGTAAACGAAATGGTAGATGAGAGAATCAACACGGATGTGAAATTTGTGTCCACCGTTATTGTCGGTGGATATGAATCGTTTGTTGAGAAGAACGCCAGGATGATGAGCTACCTCAAGGGCGAGATCGAGGAGCTTCAGACGATGATCAATAAGCTCCAGTCCACCGACATCCAGGCCGGGTACCTGCCAGACGACGACCACGATATCATCAAGTCCCTGGATGAAATCGTGGAGGAAGTCAATAAGAACCTGGCTGTCCTAGGAAGTGCCATAAAGGGCCTGAGCGACAGCGCAAAGGTCACGCTGGAAGCGGCTGGATACATGAGGTTATCCAAGGACCAGGCTGCCATCAAGACCTATCCGGAGTGAAATTCTCCGGACACTTTTTTATTATGCATAATGATACGGCTTCCCGCTACGGGATAGATGAGATCGATTATAAGAGGTGAAACGCAATGAGTTTGAAAGGTTGGAGAACATACATCGCTGCAACGCTGGTGTTCGTCACCGGCCTGTTAGAGTTTGTCGATGAGGTTGCAGCGGCTGATTATATAGGGGGGTATATCGGCCTGGAAGGATCTATCATCCTGATGGCATGCGGTGCCGTTTTCGGTATTCTCCGGAAGCTGACCGATACTCCGGCTAAGATATGAGTCCATTCCAGGTGATCTGTCAGTGGATCTTCATGCCAGGGTATGTGTGCTGGAATCCGATTCCAAGCGCCATGAAGAAGACATCAACCAACTCTACGGGAAGGTATCATCGCTGGAGGTTTGTGCCTCCAGCCTTCCCGATATCAAGGAATCGTTGAAAGGCATCCAGCAAGAGATAAAGACTCTCAGTGCGTTTGTTCACAGTTCCAAAGGAAAAAGTATAGCATATCTTACAGTTCGTGAGTGGGCAATCCTGGCTATAGCTGCAATCGGATTAATACTAAATAATATAATGTTTAAGTGATTTTTAATGTCTTTGATCGATGACTTCAAGGACGAGATGGCCCAAACCGTGACCATCTATCCCTATCAATCCAATAATGGTTGGGGAGACCAATACGGGAATGGGACTTCTTATCCGTGCGCCGTATGCCATCGCAAAATGGAAGTTAAGAGAAAGGGCGGCGATAGCTTCGTATCTTCCATGCAGATACATCTCGATAAATCTGTTGCAGTATCTGCCAGAGATAAAGTGGAGTTCGATGGAGAAATCCTTGTGGTCTTGGACGTTAGCACAGAATACGATATAGAAGAGCCTTCAGAGATCTATGCTAGGGTGATTTATGCCTAAAGTAGTCTGGCGGGCGGATGCTATTCTCAGGCAGGTTGAGGAGAACGCCTTAAACGGAGCTGAAGAATGGGCGCGGGCTGACGTCCTGCCCCTATCCCAGGAGAATTGTCCGGTCGATACGGGGACTATGAAGGGGACTGGATCAGTCGTCCGAGAAGGCAAGACTATAGAGATTGGATTCGGCGGACCGTCTGCGCCCTATACAGTCAGACAGCATGAAGATCTGACCCTTAACCACACGGTCGGTCAGGCCAAATGGCTTGAGAACGCCTTTAACTGGCAGTTGCCTATGCTGCCAGGCAGAATTGAGCAACGGGCGAGGAGCGTTTTATGACCGACGTTGTAACGGATATGATTAATGCCATTGTAGCGGCGGGGCATGCCACGGCAATAGGCTTGGACATATTTGCTATGTATGTCAGGCCAACGCCCGTTTCCCAGATCGCGGTTTTGCCTTCCGGGGGATTAAATCCCATAGTGAGCACGGATTCGGCGCATGCCAGGCCGGGCGTGCAGATCCATATAGTAGATTCGGATCTTGCGTCGGCATGGAATAAGGCACTTGGTATCTGGAACACGTTTTCAAACGCCAGTGATGTAGTCGGGCAAGCCATTTGGGCTGCCAGGTCGGGGCCTCTCTATATGGGCCGACAGGAAGACGGGCGACATAAGGTCATGGTCGAGTTCCAGATATTTGCATAATCCTATTTTTATGCATACTTTCGCAGGCTGTAAAGCTTGCTTGGAGGCATGAATATGGCAACAAACGCTAAGAGTGGAATGAAGGGTTCCCTTTGGGTGAGCACAACCCAAGTAGGGGACTATAAAAAGGTTGCTGAGCTGACAGATATGCAGCTTAGGATCGATGCACAGGAGATCGATGTCACACATGTCGATTCTGGTGGCTGGGGTGACACTATAACGGGAAAGAAGCAGTGGGAGCTAACTCCTAAAAACAACCTCATCACCACGGATGCCGAAGGTTATGGTGTCCTGATGAGCGCCATGCTGGATGAAGATACCATCCTGTACTTCAAGATCCTGAGCGAAGGGACACCAACAACCAACCCCGTTGGTTGGCAGGGCGCTGGCAGAGTCCTAGGAAGCTTGATTCAATTGGCGGGCCAGTCCACCGGCCAGAGAGTAGATTGGACAATAAAAGGCAGCGGTCCCTTGTCTGTAATTAGCTGAGGTGCGCTATGACTACCTCAGCCATATCTGGATTGAGTGCTTCCTTATACAGGGACGATCCAGAAAACCCTTCGGTCACATTCACCAACGTTTCCCTTGTGGATTCTGGTGATCATATTCATTGGCAAGCGCCGCGTGGATACCGCTATTGGGATAACACCTATGCAGTTACAATCGAGAAGCAGGTGGGCGGCGCTGGCGACTGGATAAACATAACCAGTCAATGCCAAATCAACTACCTGAGAGGCCGCATAACGGTCGATAACCCCCTGGGTGCTACTGATCTAGTGAGGGCATCAGGCAAGCGCAGAGATGAAAGCGATTTCATCAAAATAGCTAATCTATATGATGCCAAACTCACCATAAACGGTAGTGAGATCGATATCACATCATGTGAAGATGAAGGGTGGGGCGCAACGATGGCATCATTCTTGAACTGGGAACTGACCGCCGAGGCTTATTACTATGCAATAGAAGATCATGCCAATCTGCTATCCGAGGAGATGATTGCCAAGATCTACGCATTTAATAGACAAGGCTATCATACGTCGGATTTCAATCCTTCCACCGATATCGACGGAAGCACCGATGACAGCTTCAAGATCCAGCTTGATGATGAACCTAGCCCTTCCACAGTGACTCTGACGGTTAGTGGGAAAACTAGCGGTGCCTTGATAGCCAGCGAAATGCAATCCAAGATCAGGGCGCTTGGAGCACCTTATGATACAGTGACCGTGAAATTTTTGGGCGGTAGATATAAGATAATTTCCGGCACGAGAGGTCCAACAAGCAAGGTGAGGATTCTGAACGCCGATACGAAGAACATAGCAGATAGCCTGAAGATCGGCACTGAGAACGGCGGCATAAACACCGACGGATCGGCGTATTCCTTTGTGGGTAAAGGCGCTCTGAACAGCATTGAGAATATGGTGGCGAACCCCAACGATGCCCAGAAGGAGACTCTGACCTTCAAGGGCCGGGGCGAAATATATCCGGAGAGCTGAAGAAAATGAGGGACATTATAGTTGAGATGGATGAGGTTCGGAAATTCAGATGGACCTGGGATGCTATTCAGAAATTTGAATCCAGGGCAAAGAGCATCCTAAAGAGGCAGGATATTCTGCAGCCTGGTATGACCACTCATACCGGCCATGTTCTGACAGCATATATCAGAATGGCCGATATCCTGGAGGCCGCGGTAGGGGCCGTTATTGGTAATCCCGAAGCAGCCAAGGGGGCTATCGAGGCATACCTGGAGAAAGGCGGCGATCTTGAGACTCTGCAACTGAAGATCTATGAGGCATATCTGGTGGCAGCCGACCCTTCTTCCTTGGAGAATTGGGAAGCCGATATTCGCATGGAAGAGGAGACCAGGCGGATCAACCGCGAGAAGGCGAACGCGAAGCTGGAAATTGCCCGGCTGGAGCTAGCAGACGACCTGGCAAAGATCGAGAGGCTGAAGAAGCTGGCAGAGAATCAACCGGGGACGACGAATTTAGTGAAGCCGCCAGATTCGCCTACATCCAATTAGGGCTACTCCCTAATCAATTTCTTGACCTTACGCCCAACGAATTACGCGCTCTCCAGGAACATCATAGGCTAGAAGCAAACAGGGAACGCGAGCTTTCTGCTTTTGCTGGTTACTGTTCTGGTGTAGCGTTTGCTATGGCTTGGGCGGGCGAGCTTGCAGAATTTAAAGATTTTTATCGCATAGATGAGCCGGTGGTAAATAAATCATCTGAGTCAGATTTAGATTACCACATTCGCATGATGCGGCTTTGTGGTGAAGGCGGGCCGCCTCTCACCACTGAATAAACACCATACAATTTTTTCGATTATTGGTTAGATCTAGCGGAGCGAATAATGGCAGTAGAAGTCGGAAGGGTAACAGCAGTTATCGATGGAGATATCTCTCCGCTCAAACTGGCTCTCAAGGAGGCCAAAACCCAGGCCACAACCGCTGTAGCTGGGATAGAGACCAGCGTTAGCTCCCAGGTCCGGACAGGATTGTCCGGTGCCATTTCTAAGAGCAATTGGAAGGACGTTGGGCGCAGCTTGGCTGACGATCTAGTATCTGGCATAGCGGCTCCGTTCGGGGCAGCTGGCAGCGCCCTATCTACAGCAGCCACAGCCCTAGGGCCTACTGGCATACTGGCAGGGGCGGCTATAGCCGGGGCGGCTGCCATTGCTAGAGCATCCACTTCGGCGGCTATGGAGTGGGAGGCCGGGATGGCTCAGATCTCCAAGACCACCGGCATCAAAAAGGGCACCGAAGATTTCGAAAAACTGAACCAGGAGCTTAAAGACCTGTACGCCCAATCGCCCACAACGGTTGCAGGTATTCAATCGGTGGCGGCGGCTGCCGGTTCTCTTGGAATAGAAAAGACCGCCCTGGCTGGATTCACACAAGTAGCCCTGGAAATGGGTTCTGCCTTCGATATCCCTGCTGAAGAAGCAGCGGTAGCTATCGGCAAGATAAAAGGACAGCTTAAGAGCCTGCCTGAAGATGCTGCTGACTCTGCAGACTTTGCCCGCAAATTTGGTTCTGCAGTGGATTATGTGGGCAACAATTTCAATGCTACCGAACGGGATGTTCTCGACTTCTCGACCAGGGTGAGTGGGTCTCTGTCCTCCCTGGGTGCCGGTGCCTATGAGATCGCCGGGTGGGGCGGGATGCTCGCGTCGGTATTTCCTTCTGCTGAACGTGCTGCAGGTTCATTCGATGCGCTGCTGAACCAGCTGACGGCCAATGAGGATTCTGCTGCAGTAGCAGCCAGGCTCCTGGGGGTTAATGTCGAAGAGTTCATGGCTTCGATGACCACGGACCCAACCGACACTATTCTTAGGATCGGCGCTGCACTGGAAGATCTACCTTCAGATAAGCTCATGAGCACCGCCAAAGCCCTGGGTGGTGCCTATGGCATGGACGTCCTGGTCAAGATGATCGGCCACACCCAGGAGTGGAAGCAGGCCATCGAGGATACGGTAGAAGCCGGTAAGAAGGGCGAATCCATAGGCGAAAGCTTCGCCTCCGGAGCGGACAATGCAAGAGCACAACTAAAGATCCTTCGGAATTCGGTAGGTGCCATATTACAGGATATAGGCGGCCCGATACTGGACGCTTTCACGCCGGTTATATCCGGCCTGGCTGCGGGACTCAATAAGATCCGCACCATAGGAGAGAACCTTTGGGAGCCACTTCTCACGGTTACCGGACCAGTTCGAGATGCTGTGAGCGAGGTGGTGGACAGATTTGGAGATCTGGCAAACATCTCCCTGGATACCCTGGTGGCCGGGGCGAAAGGTGTTAATGAGGCGTTCCGTATCGGCGGGGCATTTGTCGGAGCCTTCAAGAAAGAGCTACGTGATGTAGTCACCAGCTCATCGCTTTTCAAGACTGCTGAGGGGTATGTCAATAGCTTCAAGGAGAAGCTATCTGGTATCGGCACGACATTCAGCGAAGCGAAAAACAGGATCGTAGATGGCCTGTCAAATGCCATCCCAACGGCCATATCTGGAGCTATAAGCGCCTTTGGAAGGCTCGGAGATAAAGCTGCTTCAGCCCTTGGAATAGGCGACCTGATCGATAAAGCAGAAAGCTCCATTGGGCAGGTTACAGGCTTCTTCAGCCGGGTATATGATACGGCGGCAGAAGAACTCGGATGGAAGACCGAGAACGCCATGAAAGACGGTCTAGTCGATGGGGCCAATAGCGCACAAGCCAGCGTAGCCAGCACTGTTGAATCCGCTGTATCTCAGGGGGCAACGGCGGGGTTCGACGCTATCAAGAAAGGTCTGGTGGATGCAGGATACGATCCTACCCTGGCTGGTTATATGACGGCCTTTGGCTTGTCTCCTGAAGAGGCAGTGGCGGTCATAAACAAACAGACCTCTTCGAAGCATGAATATGGAGGCATATTTGGAAGGGGGTCCGGTGAATATGTCACCACTATAGACGGAACCAGCGTTGGTCTGAGATATCAATCATCAAAGCATTATGGTCAAGATCAAGCATCGCTCTGGGTTGGTGGACAGCGGGTAGCCGGTCCTATCACGGGTTCTGATGCTAGAGCGGTTATCAAAGCTCTTCTCGATGAGATCAACGTCGCCTCCCTAGCGAACGAAGCTACCTATCTGGATCTGATGGGCAAATCAGGACAGGCCGAAGTCTGGAGGCTCCAGCAGAGACAGGCAGAGGAGACAGGCAAAAAGCTTTCTCAGCCAGTATTAGACACCGGCATGAAGTTCAAACGCTATGGAGAAGATACTTCTGTACGATTGAACACGGCGGGCATCAACACGTCGCGGGAAATTGTATCGGCTGGATACAAGATAGGTTTAGATGGCCGTTTAGCAGCTTCTTCAATATTGACGGGTGGACAGATAGGCGGGAAAGCCACAGAAGAGGGTGGATTGGTGGCTGGCAGTGCCCTGACCAGCGCTGCTAATGCCATACGTTCGGCCATACCTAGCATCTACGCTCTCGGGCGGGTCGGATATTCATCTGGAGAGACTGGCAACGCCCTGACCAGCGCTGCCAATTCTATACGTTCGGCCATACCCAGCATCTATGCTCTCGGGCGGGTCGGTTATTCTAGCGGAACGGGCGTTGGCAGCACCACGGCTACTACTAGTGGTAGCAAGAGTTCGGCTATAATCGAGACGCGCAGTGCTACGGATATATACAAATCGCTCTTGAACGTCTCGGATTTATCCGCTTGGGGCGGTTCACCTAAATATTACACTAAGGTGGCAGATGTTACTAGCGCCACAGCCGACGAACTTGATTATTTAGGTGATGCAGCAAATACTTGTGGTATCGCTGCATACGACTTATCCCAGGCCCAAACCCGTGCTGTGTCCGCAACAGACTTCTATGCAGACACAACCTTCCAGGCATCCCGAGGCATTCAATACACGCAGGAAACTTTAGACTATATGTCGGGCTGCGTCCTGTCTGATTTTGCTCGTTGGCAGGAATCCATGCCGGGGCTTTTTAAAGAATCATATATCGGTCCAACCGCTGCCAGGGGTTATCAGCTTCCAGCTGTCTTCAGGGACGCAGCCGCGAATACTGAAGAAATGTCAGGCACCACGCTAGCCACTACTGGCAGCCTAGGCACATATAATGGTGCTCTGAAGCTGGGTCGAAATGCCATAACAAATTTCATCAGCGCGCAAAATACAGCCGCTAATTCAGCCAATGCCTACGCTACTGCAACGGCATACGCCTCCACCCAGGTATATGCTGCATCAAACGGCGTGAGATATACGGCTGAAGCGATGACTGACATGGCCGGTTGCGTCCTGTCCGATTTTGCCCGCTGGCAAGAATCCACACCAGGGCTTTTCTATGAGTCCTACATCGGCCCGACATCTGGATGGGCCGGGCCTGGAAAGGGCGCAATATCGTCCCCATCGAACTATCAGTTACCACCCATTTTCCAGTCCTTCGCCAACGAGGGTTACATAGCATCTCCCACCCTGGCTATTGTCGGCGACCGACCTGGTGGTGAGTATGTCGTAGGGGCTGCCAGGTTTGAGGCGGCGCTTGAGAAGATGAGAGGGGGCACAAATATCACCATCAACAGCCCTATAACCGTTTACGGCGGCGGGGATACCGCCTCACTGGATGCAGTATTAGCCAAAAGAAATAGGGAGCTGATGCAGGAGATAACATCCAAGATATCGGCAGCTGCTAAGCACCTTTAGGCTGGATGGCATCCTCGCCGCTGATCACTGGCGGACCGCGGCGATCCATAGCGAAGACTTCTTCAGGTGTATCGCAGAGCTTCCACATCTCCAGCTCAGTGATCACCTTACCTATTCTTTCGCTGAGGTTCACACCCTGGGTGTCCAAACCGATCCAACCATCCTCCACCGGCACCACTACATAACAATGGCTATACCGATGTCCATCAACATAGGCATAAAAACGTATAGCAATCTTTGGATCATAGCCGCGAGCTTTCAGGAATCGCCAATTAGCGGCACTAAGATCTACACAATCGAAAACGTCCTCTTTCCATTTATACTTGAAATAGTACATATCCGCCAACTCCTGCAACAATATAATTTGGCTGGTGTTGTTACATGGTGGCAAATGCCAAGTTTCACTATGTACTGGCGCTGCTAATATAAAAACTAGTATTATAATTTTAATAATTATGTGCATATACAAGAATAGTCCATAATTCTTGTATATATGGATTACGGGGCCTGATAATGGAAATTTTAATAACAAACGTGGGAAGCGAACCTATCGAAATTGATGCAGATAGCTGGGAGTTGAAAGAGTATAGGGATGCGCATCGAGCAGCAGAGCTTACTATAAAATGCAGTCGGAAAGTTCCCATCACCAGGTACGCTCATGTTATCGCTTCAGAGGGACGCAGAGTTCTATTTCGCGGTTATATCCAGCAGCCACGGATAAAGAATATAAAAACCAGAGAACTGCTATGCAAAGGTGAAGAAGATCTTCTTCTCCGAAGATTCACCGGACGATATTCTTATGTGCCGTCCCAGAGGCGTTTAATACATGCTTTAAAAAGCGATGCGCCTAACCAGACCGTCGATGCTTATGGGGTTACTAGAAATGTCGGGTTGCTTTTCATGGCTAACTCCCTTATACATTATTATGGCAATGTCATAACGTCGGGCACGCCACATTATGATTGGGTAGCCCTAGGTAGTTGGATATATAAGTTGCCCGGACTCGGCCTAAATAGTCGAATTGGCTCTGCAAATATTTATTCTCGTGGACTGCTTCTCCCTAGAGTATATAACTGGGATGAATTTGTAAACACTACAACCATAGGCAGGTATTCGGACGCTACGGATTTATATGTCAAAATAAACGATTCTGATCATAATATCGGTTTCGGCCCGCTCTTGCCATTATTCGCAGAAAATGCATACGACACCGGGGTGAGATTGGGGCAATTGGATCAACCTGAGACTGTTCTCACAGGTAATTTCCAGACAACTTATGATAGGATTTTAGATATACTGATAGATC